TATCGGCGCGTCTTTGGGCGTGGATTTGGTTGGCTTGACCGTTACCGGCTACGTGTCGGCAGCAGATACCGTCAAATTCCGTGTTCAAAACGAGTCTGGCTCGACCGTTGACTTGGCTTCTTCAACGCTCCGCGTTGTAGTGGCTCGCATGGTCTAAATGATAGGGGGGCTTCGGTCCCCCTTTCTACAGAAAGAAAATCATGGCTACATATCGTTGTTTGGCAAGTGGTAATACGGTGACGTTCACTTTGCAGCACGACATTGACTCAATGCGCGGCCACGGTGGCTACGTTTTGGTCGATGAGCAAGGCGAGCTGGTGCCAATCCAAGAGGCCAGCAAAGAATTACCGATGACGCCCGCTGTGCCTGTAAAGCGCATGGGCCGTCCTCGCAAGGCAGTACCAGTAACCATCTAAGGAGCACATCATGTACGGCAAAGCACCCAAAATGTCTGAATCCAAAAAGGCCAAGAAGGCCATGCCTATGACGGTGATGATCGCCGTTGGCAAGCCTAAGCCTATGCCAGCCCGTGGTCAGCGCACCATGACCAATAAGATGGCGAAGAAAGGCAAATAATGTCTACCTTCCAACTTGACCCAAACAATGTTCCGCTTGGTGTCCCGAGCCTTGGCACCACGCAGGTTTTTACCGTCACCAACTCTAGCGTTCAATCAACGGCATTTGGTGCAAACACCACTATGGTTCGCTTGTCTTGTTCGTTGGGGCATTGCCATTTTGCAATTGGCGCAAACCCAACTGCAAACCTGACAACATCACCCATGATGCCCAATAATTTTTCTGAGATTATCCGCGTCAGCCCCGGCCAAAAAATCGCGGTTATCAAAGATGCTACGGTGACTGCATCAACACTCTCCGTAACGGAGTTGGTATGAAGCCCGGTCTTTATGCCAACATCAACGCCAAACAAGCCCGCATCAAAGCGGGCTCTGGCGAGAAGATGAACAAGGTCGGCTCCAAGGCCGCGCCTACCGCTGCCGACTTCAAGAAGGCAGCCAAGACTGCGAAAAAGAAATGAAAACGCCTGCCTGGCAACGCAAAGAAGGCCAAAACGCCAAAGGCGGCTTGAACGCCAAGGGCAGGGCGTCTTATAATGCGTCAACCGGGGGCGATCTCAAAGCCCCCGTGAAGTCGGGCGACAACCCTAGACGGGCCTCCTTCTTAGCACGCATGGGCAATATGCCTGGGCCTGAGATGAAAGATGGTAAGCCCACCCGGCTACTCTTGTCTCTGAAGGCTTGGGGCGCATCGTCCAAGGAAGACGCCAAGGCGAAAGCCAAGGCCATCTCAGCCAGGAACAAGAAATGAGACCCATATCTGTCGGCATCAACCCCACCGCTGGGGCGACCACCACGGTCTATACCGTGCCGACGGGTTATTACGCGCTGTTCAATCTGCTGTACGTCCACAACACGGGGGGTGGGTCCAAGACTTTGACCGTCCAGTGGTACGACGCAAGCGCAGCAACTTCCATCGACATCTTGACAGCAGTGACGTACACATCCAAGTCGTACACGCAGTTTGACAACGCCTATGTCGTTTTCGAGGAAGGCGACCAACTGCGCGTTACGCCAGAGGCCGCCAGCTCGTTTGCGATAATTGCAACCTTTGAACAAATCGGATTGACACGCCAATGACCTACCTCGAACTTGTCAATGACGTTCTGGCGCGCTTGCGCGAGGAACAAGTCTCTACTGTCACTGAGACATCGTATTCCAGTCTGATTGGCAAGTTTGTCAACGATGCCAAACGCCAGATTGAAGATGCCTACGCATGGAACGTGCTCGGCCAAACGGTCACGATCACCACGACGCCAGGCACATACATATACTCTTTGACGGGTGCTGGCCAGAAGTTTCAAGTCATGGATGTGATCAACGTCACATCAAATGTCGGAATGCAGAACATCAGCTTCGTGCAGATGAACCGCTTTCAGAACCTGGTGCCCGCGATCAGCGGCATCCCCGAGTACTACAGCTTTGACGGCGTAGACGGCAACGGCGACACCAAGGTGGTGCTGTACGCCCGTCCAGATAACGTCTACGTCCTTCCCTTCTCGCTGACTGTGCCCCAAGCCACGCTGTCGTCTGACAATACGCTGGTCAAGGTGCCTGACGTGCTGGTCGTGCAAAATGCTTACTCTCGCGCCTTAGTTGAACGTGGTGAGGACGGCGGTTTGAACTCGTCTGAGGCGTTCCAGTTGTACCGTTCGATGCTGGCCGACTACATTGCGCTGGAGGGCACACGCTACCCAGAGGCGCAGGAGTTTGTAGCGATATGAGCCAAGCCATTCAAATTGCCAGCATCTCAGCCCCCGGCTTTTACGGGCTGAACACGCAAGACTCGCCTCTTGATCTTGCGTCTGGCTTTGCTTTGGTGGCAACAAATTGCGTGATTGACCAGTACGGTCGCATCGGCGCTCGTAAGGGCTGGACACGGGTCAACGCAGCGTCTGGCAACCTCGGGGCCAACGATGTGGGCGTGATCCACGAATTGGTGCAGCCGGACGGCACTTTGACCGTTCTGTTTGCGGGCAACAACAAGCTGTTCAAACTCGGCGCATCCAATGTGGTGACCGAGTTGACCTACGGGGGTGGGGGTACTGGCCCGACCATCACAGCCAGCAACTGGTCGGTGGTATCGCTTAACGGCATTACCTACTTCTTCCAGACCGGCCACGACCCGCTGATCTACGACCCCACTATCAGCACGACGACCTATCGCCGCGTGAGCGAGAAATCAGGCTACGTCGGCACGGTGCCTAGCGCCAACATCGCGCTGTCTGCTTACGGTCGCCTGTGGGTGGCCAGCTCCAGCACCGACAAGGTTACCGTGTCCTTCTCTGACCTGATTGCAGGCCATGTTTGGTCAGGCGGCACCACTGGCACCTTGGACACGACAAGAGTGTGGCCAAACGGCGCTGATGAGGTGCAGGGCCTGGCTGCGCACAACGGGTTTCTGTTCATCTTTGGTAAGCGCCAGATTCTGGTCTACCAAGGCGCGACAACACCTTCCACGATGTTTTTGTCCGACACGGTTGGCGGTATCGGCTGCTTGGCCCGCGACAGCGTGCAGACCACCAGCTCGGACGTGATCTTCTTGTCCAACTCGGGCGTGCGCTCGTTGATGCGCACGATCCAAGAGAAGTCTGCCCCAGAGCGCGATCTGTCTAAGAACGTCCGCAACGACTTGATGACCGACGTTGGTGTGCAGACGCTGGCCAACATCAAGTCGGTGTATTCCGAGCGAGAGGGCTTCTACCTTCTGACCATGCCTTTTACGCAGTCGGTCTATTGCTTTGATACCAAGATCATGCTGCAAGACGGCTCGTCCAGGGTAACAACTTGGGACTCGATTCAGCCGACCGCGCTCTACGCGCTGCGCGACGGCAGCGTCTACATCGGCAAGAACGGCTACATCGGGGATTACACCGGGTATCAGGACTACACGTCGAGCTACCGCTTCCAGTACTACACCAACCACGCTGATTTGGGCAACGTCAACCAGACATCAATCTTGAAGAAGATTTCGGTGGTGGTGATTGGCGGCACGAACCAGCCAGTTGTTTTCAAGTGGGGTTTTGACTTCAAGACCAACTATTTGAGCTCTACATCCACAATTCCGATACAAGGCGTGTCGGAGTACGGCATCGCTGAATATGGCGCAAACGCGACAGTGGTTGCTCAGTATTCCGACGGCATCGCGCTCAACACGCTGAAGGTATCGGCAAGCGGGGCAGGTAAAGTCGTCCAAACCGGGTATGAATCAGACATTGATGGCTCGCAACTGTCTATTCAAAAGATCGAAATTCTAGCCAAGAACGGGAAGCTATCATGAGCGATTACGTAAAAAGCACCAACTTCGCAACTAAGGACAATCTTTCATCGGGCAACCCCGCGAAGATTGTCAAAGGCACTGAGATTGACACCGAGTTCAACAACATCGCCACGGCCATCTCGACCAAGCAAGACTCAAGCACGGCTGCCACCTTGACCGATACGCAGACGCTCACGAATAAGACGTTGACAAGCCCTGTCATTACAGGTGGAACTGTGGATGGGGAATCAATCGGGTTTAGAGACGTGCCCTTGTCTGGCGCAGAAAAAACAACCAGCTATTCTTTAACGACTTCAGACATCGGCAAGTTTGTCCAAGTTGGGTCTGGCGGCTCCATAACGATCCCCAACGCTACCTTTTCTGCTGGCGATGCGGTCTCTATTTTCAACAACACGTCTAGCACCGTCACAATCACCTGCACCATCACGACTGCATACAAGGCGGGTATAGACGCAGATCAGTCAAGTGTGACATTGCAAACGCGCGGTGTCTGCACCGTGCTGTTTATCAGCGGCACAGTCTGTGTGGTGTCAGGGAACTTGGCATGAGTGGGATCATGATGATGCTGCTATCTAGCGGCGGTCCAGTTGTCGGGCAGCAAGCCTACACAACCCCAGGAACGTATTCTTGGGTTGCCCCCGCAGGCGTCACTTCGGTTTCGGTTGTCGCAGTGGGAGGCGGCGGCGCTGGGTACGACGCGTCTACGCTACCGCCCGGGAATCACGGTAGCGGTGGTGGTGGTGGATTGGGCTACAAGAACAGCATCACAGTGACCCCCGGCAGTTCGTACTCTGTTCTTGTCGGCGCAGGCGGCGCTCAAATTTCGCGGGTTGGCCAAAACGGCGGCGACTCATATTTCGTCAACTCATCTACTGTTCAAGGCACGGGCGGTGGAGGTGGCACCACTTCCGCAGCAGGTACTGGTGGGGGGCGTGTAGGTGACGGCGGCGGAAACGGGGGGAACGGATTTTTTGCTTCATCAAGTTATTGGCACGGCGCTGGTGGTGCAGGTGGCTATGCCGGAAACGGTGGTAATGGCGGCGCAAATTTAGTTGGCACAAACCCCACAGCCGGGGCTGGTGGCGGTGGTGGTGGTGGAAACTACTACGCTGGCGGCGGTGTTGGCCTTTTGGGCCAAGGCGCTAACGGGGCGGCAGGGCTGGCAAGCGGGAGCACCGAGGAAGAAATCGTTGGCAAAGGTGGTTCTGGCGGTGGCGATGGTTCCAACACCACGGGCGGCGGGCTGTACGGCGGTGGCGGTGGTGGTAATTCCGGCGTTGGCGGTGGTGGTGCAGTCCGCATCATTTGGGGTCCGGGGCGTTCGTTCCCATCAACAAACACAGGTGACTTGTAATGGAACTGTTTATCCAAATCCGCGACGGTCAACCTTTTGAGCACCCGATTTTTGAGGACAACTTTCGGCAGGCTTTTCCGGGTATTGATACAAACAATCTACCGGCTTCGTTTGCGCGCTTTACGCGCGTTGAAACGCCAACTCTTGCGCCTTATGAGGTGTACGAGGGTGTGGCATATCAATGGCAAGATGGTGCTGTAGCTGACGTACACGCGGTACGCGCCATGACCCCCGAGGAAGTGGCTGCCAAGCAGGAGTATGTAAAATCAACATGGGCGCAAAACGGCTACGCTTCTTGGGTGTTTGATGAAGTCGGTTGTGTTTTTAAACCCCCAGTTGAATACCCTACAGACGGTGAAAAATACCGGTGGGATGAGCCGACGAATTCGTGGATAAGCCAGCCGACTGCTTGGCCTGACGCACCCGTTTAAGGAGAAAGATTATGGCAATACCAAACTGGAACAACTCCTACGGCGTATTCACTGATTCGCTAAGGGCTGGCAATGTTACCAACGAAAAAATACAAGAACTTTACGGAGATTTAAGCCCATCTTTTGCAGCGAACATCATCAAAATCAAGTCTGATATTGACGGTCAAAAGAGGGCAGGCACAGCGGATTACTGGGGTGCTGGAAATCTCGCGTCCCCTGATTCAGCAGCTTGGGATGCTGCATTCCGGTTGGCCGAAAAAGGCGTCGGGTCTTTGTATGATTTAAAGCAGCAAGATGGAGTGACTGTTAACACAAAGACAGGAGAGCCGTTAACAGGTTTTGGGAATGCCTACAACCACGATCTTGACTTTAACCTAGCTTTTAACGAAGCCGGGGTACCTATTCTGACGGCGTCCAACCAGCAAAGTGATTGGGTTTCCAAGTACCGTGGTCCTTTAACAGCAGCAGCTTTGCTTGCCGCCGGAATCTATGGGCCTGAGTTGCTTGCTGGTGCGGGTGCTGCTGGCGGCGCAGGTGCTGCTGGTGCAGGTGCTGCTGCTGCTGGTGCAGGTGCTGCTGGTGCTGGTGCAGGGGCTGCTGGTGCAGGGGCTGCTGTTGGCGGCACAGAATTAGCTGGTTTAGCCGCATCGCAAGCTGCTTTTGGTGGTTCTGGGGCTGCTGCTGCGGGGTTGCTCGGCGGTGCTGGTTTAACCGCTGAACAGTTAGCGGTAGTAAATGCGCTAGGCGGCGCAGAGGCGGCAGGCGGCTTAACCGCAGCCCAAGCTGCTTCTGCTGGGTTGGGAGGCGGGTTTACAGGAACTGCTGGATTGCTAACAGGTGCTGGAATGACAGCCGAACAATTAGCCGCAGCAAACGCGCTAGGTGGTGCAGAAGTAGCAGGCGGCTTAACGGCAGCAGAAGCAGCTTCTGCTGGTTTGGGAGGTGGTTTTACCGGAGCTGCTGGCGCGGCTGCGGCTGGGATGACAGCAGAACAGCTTGCTGCCGCAAATGCGCTAGGCGGCGCAGAAGTGGCCGGGGGTTTGACAACAACGCAAGCTGCTGCTGCGGGTTTAGGAGGCGGGGTTCCGGCGGCTGCTGGCCTGCTGACTCCATCGCTCATCACAGGCGGCCTCAAC